GTTGCTCTGATGGGATTTCCACCAGATACTGATATGACTTTACTTTTTAGCAGTATGACTAAAACGATTGAGTCTCTTAAAAAATTCATTGACAAGTGAGACCGTCTTTGCTATACTATCCAAGTAAATCCCCCGAATCCAAACTATCCGAGGTAATCCAAATGTCATTTCAAGACCTTAAAAAACAATCCAAACTCGGCAATCTTACTGCTAAACTTGTTAAAGAAGTTGAAAAGATGAGCAGTAATAATTCTTCTTCTGATGAACGTGTATGGCGTTTAGAGTGTGATAAAGCAGGCAATGGTTATGCCGTGATCCGTTTCCTTCCTGCTCCGAACGGTGAGGATCTTCCGTTCGTGAAACTCTACAGTCACGCTTTTCAGGGAGTATCTGGTTGGTATATTGAGAACTCTTTGACTACTCTGAATCAGAAGGATCCCGTGTCGGAACTGAACTCCGAACTGTGGAACAACGGCACTGATGCTGGTAAGGAACTGGCACGTAAGCAGAAGCGTAAACTGACATATGTTTCTAACATCTATGTGGTGAAGGATCCTGCCAATCCTGCTAACGAGGGTAAAGTCTTTCTGTTTAAGTTTGGTAAGAAAATCTTTGACAAACTGACTGCTGCGATGCAACCCGAGTTTGAAGATGAGGAAGCGATTGATCCGTTTGACTTCTGGCAAGGTGCCAACTTCAAACTGAAGGCAAAGAATGTTGCTGGTTATCGTAACTATGATTCCAGTGAGTTTGCCGCTGCTGCCCCTCTGCTGGACGATGATGACGCAATGGAAGCAGTGTGGAAAAAGCAGTATTCGCTTGCTGAACTCGTTGCTGCCGACCAGTTCAAGACTTATGATGAACTGAAGAAGCGTCTTGAGTATGTGCTGGGTTCCAAAGGTTCCCGCCGTGTGGATGAAGAAGTTGCTGAAGAGGAGACCTATTCTCGTGGTCCTGTGAAGGATCTTGATGAAGATCTTCGTACTGAACTCAACAATCTTCAACCCACCCGCCGTGCTGCTGCGGTTGAGGAAGATGAAGACGATGATGCCCTGTCCTACTTTGCCCGCCTTGCCGAAGAGTGAAGTCTGATTACACCATTGATCGTGTAAGTAAGTCCGAAGCCGCAGAGTTACTTCTGCGGTTTCATTATCTTAAGGACTTTTCTAAAGGTTTTAAATCTGGGTATAACTATGGTCTTTATAAGAATAATGACTTTTGCCCATTGAATATTGGTGGTATTCAGGGAGTCTGTGTGTTCACAGGACTCCCTGTTCCCGAAGTCGCACAAGGAGCATTTGGATTATCAAGAAATGAACAAGAAGGACTTTTTGAACTTTCACGTCTCTGCGTCCACCCAGACACACAATCTGGCGAGCATAATATCACTTCTTGGTTCGTTTCAAGAGCGATTAAACAGTTACGAAAGGATACTGAAGTTAAAGCAATCATCTCTTACGCTGATAGTGATTTCCATAATGGTACAATCTATCGCGCTTGTAATTTTAAATATTGCGGACTCACAGACCCAAAGAAAGATTTCTACTATTCAGACGGAACTAAACACTCTAGAGGCAAAATTAAAGGTGCTGAAGGAGAATGGAAAGACCGCTCCCGCAAACACCGATATGTGATGATTTTTGATAAGAAACTAGAGTTATTGTGGTAAAGTTATATTCGTATTTTCCGTTCTGATGAGAGTGTCTGTTACGTATTCTGAAGATTCCGAATACAACATTTCAACTCTCATATCATTTAAGAACTGTTGTAAATATGCTGGTTTCAGAAGATAGATTGATCTTTTCTTGTCGTTCTTTCTAGCCTCATACTCATAATTAGTGATTCCAGTTACGGGATTTAACGTTGCCGTAGGATCTGCTGGATTTGGAATCGTAAAGTTTTGAGTGACAACCTTACCTGCTGGAAGAATCAAACGATTTAAAGAATCTTTGACTTCTGTGGTCTCATAGAATCTGATTTTAGTCAAATCATTTCCATATTTGTTTTCAGCATAATTATAAATTTGATAGTCTGATAATGGCCACTGATCTCTGACATTTGTGATATTGGCAGTAACTAAAACAACCCAATCTAGATCGGGACTCCCATAAATCTCGTCGGCAACAGTATCTGGACGAGCACCATCTTTGATTTCATATTTGTTGAAGATCGTAAAGACATTATATAAGTCATCACGAAGTTTGACTCTCCTGAAAAGATTTTTTACGATCACATAATCTTGCGAGGAGTTTTTATCAGGTAAGAAAGACTGATATGCGAGGTCTGGTAGTTCTCTGAAGTATCCCATTTTAGTATCCTACTCCTCCTACTCCATCATTATAATCACCAGAATAAATTGGCTCAAGTTCTTTAAATCCCAAATCCATAATCATAGAAACTGGTGTTCCACCACCATCTTTAACACTCCCACCATAAGTTGCATAAACTCCTTCTCCAGTATAATTTACAGACATATCCGTAAGAGCACATTGTTTAAACTTATGTAAGAATGGATGATTGTCTGAACCTTTTTTATAAGTGAGTTCAAAAATATTTGGAGTATTTAAGTAAATTCCATCAATTTGTGGAGTCATATTTTTCTTCAACGTTCTAATAATATTTTTAACTTCTGCTGCTTCTTGTGGACCTCTTGGGGTTAACTTAAATGAAAATTTAAAAGATCTTAAATTTACTCCTTCAAATAATAATTCCATATTTGGATTTAAAATATTTCCAGTTTGTCTTGCTAATAATTGTGAAGCAGTGAGATTTCCACCAAAAGGAATATTTGCTGCAGCTGCCGCAATGTTTCTATTAAAATACGCAAGTGCTTCTGGATTAGATATGACTCCTACTGCTCGTCCAAGAGCTGTTTCTATAAACTTACCCATATCATTTAAACTACTAATGCTTCCAGCACCAACAGTATTTAAAGCGTAATCTAAAACGCTTGCAGTTAATCCATCTAAATTTCCTGGACCAAAATTTACAGAATTGCCATCTTGAATATTAGATGGTATTGGTAAAATAATTGATCCAAAGTCACTTTTTACATTAGTATTAACGAGTGGATTTGTTTTTCTATCTCTAATTGCAAATGATTTTGATACAACAGTTGGCCTTGTTATTGTTCTATCATTTACAGTTTCCGTAATTTCTCTAATACCTCTCTCTGTAGTAGATTTGCCGGGTTGCTTATAATCTACAATATTAATCTGTAAAAAATCAGACGTTTCGTTTAATTTACCTAAGGGATATCTGTAATTTGCCATCTTGGCTATTTTTTAACTATTTAGACGGATATTGGCAAAAGGAACCTCTCTTAAATCTGCCAATTCATCTGGATAAACTTCATATAACTGTCCAGCAACTTCATCATAAGTATATTGCCTCAATTGACCCCAGTGAAAGTTGATGGCTTTAAATCCCCATTTATAAACTTCAGTCACTGCGACTAAAGGATTTTGATCGTAAGATATATTTGGTGTCTTTGGATTATAAACGAATGTATAATACTTACCTGCCTGTGGAACTCGTCCACTTTCTTGTAACACACTCATAATTTCAAGCATTAAATCATTGGGATCTTCAGTTCCGATTACATTATCAATGACAGAACGTACCCGATTATCATTATCATCGGTCGGGTTTCTTTCTTGCCTTTGCTTGAGTGTCTTTCTAGGCATATTAAATACCTAATTCGTTTTCTGTAAGAACTTTGAATTCATATCCACGATCAGCACACCATTCTTTTGCTGCTTCCCATTTTGCCTGATTTTTGGCATATTCGTATGCCTCATAGAGATACTTTTTAGTTTGTCTCTGTTGTTTGGGGGGAGGAGTTGTTTGCTTTTTTGGTTTAATCTCAATCAAATATTTTTTAATTTGACCACTAGATTCTTGAACTTTGATATAAAAATCTGGGAAATATCTATGAGGTTTACTGTCTATTGGTGATCTGTACCATACAAACATTTCTTCTGATCCCCATTCCAACACTTTCTCATTGAGATCACAGTAGACCATAAATTTCCTCTCCCACAATGATCTGTATATGATGTTTGTTGGATCTCCCTTATATTTTTTGGGGAATGATGGTTGGTATTTTCCCTTATACGACATCTAAATACTTTATAATGTAAGGTTCGCACAAGGTATTTAGAGTGGCAAATTCTCTTGTCAGAAAAATTACTATGAGTCAGATCAAAGATCTGGTAGGAAATTTGGCACAAACAAATTATTATCTTGTTGATATTCCTATTAATTCGCCAAAATTAAAGGCTCATTTTCAGACTAGTTATCCAGATTTAGGTAATATTGATGAATTTGTTAAAAATAAATTAGGTTTTCTTTGCTCTGAAGCGACATTACCAACAACTTCTTACGCTACAGCAGAAGTCAAAGATAATTTTATGGGAGTAACGCAGGAATTTGCCCATACTCGTCTTTATACTGATATGGATATGACTTTTTATGTTGATGTTAAGTATGATATATTAAGATTTTTTGAGGGGTGGATGGATTATATTTCTGGAGGTAATATTCCTGATGAAGAACCTGCTGCAGCAACTGATCTTGGAACAACTATTTACAGAAGATTTAATTTTCCAGAATTTTATAAAGTTCAAAAAATGACTGTAAGAAAATTTGAACGAGATTATAATAGGGAATTGGTATATACTTTTGTCAATGCCTTCCCCAAAGGTCTGACCTCAATTCCAGTTTCTTATGGTCCTGCAGATTTACTAAAAGTCACGGTTACTTTTAATTATGATCGTTATGTTGTAAGTAGAAATTTTACTGGAGAAATAGATAAAGAAATTCGTAATAAAGCTCTTACAGCAACTGAACCTTTTAAAGATCCTAGAATACCTGGCACATTAATTCTTCCAACAAGACAAGATCCTAACGAAGGATTGGCATAATAAATAATCACAACTGAAGTTCTATAGGTCATTATGCCTTTACCAAAGATTAATACACCAACTTATGAGTTGGATTTACCTTCTACTGGAAAAAAAATTAGATATCGTCCTTTTCTAGTTAGAGAAGAAAAGATTTTGATCATAGCACTTGAATCTGAAAGTATGAAGCAGATTACAAGTGCGATTGTTCAAATCTTATCCGATTGTATCCTTACGAAAGGAGTTAAAGTATCAGATCTGTCAACTTTTGATATTGAATATCTATTTTTAAATGTTCGTGCCAAATCGGTTGGAGAAACTGTTGAAGTTAATGTAACTTGTCCTGATGATCAAGAAACTCAGGTCAAAGTAGAAATCGCAATAGATGATATTAAAATTCAAAAAAATAACGATCATAATAATATTATCAAACTAGACGATACCCTTTCGATGAAAATGAAATATCCTTCATTGGATCAATTTGTTGAAAACAATTTTGAGACAAATGATGATATAAGTGACGTTAATAAATCTTTAAGTATGATCATTTCTTGTATTGATATGGTTTATGATCAAGAAGAGTCTTGGAGTGCTTCTGATTGTTCAAAAAAAGAATTGGAAGATTTTGTGGAGCAGATGAACACCAAGCAGTTTAAAGAAATTGAAAATTTCTTTACAACAATGCCAAAATTATCTCACACAATTAAAGTTAAAAATCCAAACACCGATGCTGAAAGTGAGGTTGTTCTTGAGGGTCTTGCAAGTTTTTTCAGTTAAGTATGGCTCATACGAGTCTTGAGTCATACTATCAGATTAATTTTGCCTTGATGCAGCATCATAAATATTCATTAACAGAGCTTGAAAATATGATCCCTTGGGAAAGAGAAGTATACCTTACTTTACTTGAACAATATATTGAAGAGGAAAACCTAAAGGCACAACAGCAGAGTGGACATTAATCAAATCTACAAAGCACCATCAGTACCAAAATTAAGTAGAAGAAATATATCTTCTTCGGTACTTCGTAGTACCTCTGTTACAACTGCTGTTCCAAAATTAAAAAGAACAACATTTAGTTTTATAAGACAAAAAATAAGTCCAGAGACATTAAAGACTGATATATCTAATATACAAATATCAGACTCATTAGTAGAAACAAATAGAATTCTAGTTGAGATACAAAAACAATTATCTTATGATTTTGCGATGCGAATCGCAGAAGAAAAAGAGTCAATTAAAAAAATAAAAACAGCAGAGTCAAAAAGAAAATTTGCTGAAAAAGAAAAATCTGTAGAAGAAACTAAAAAAATTGGAGGAAAATTAGATAATATAATTGGTAAAGTTACAGCACCAATTCAAAATATTTTTGAAAGAATTAAAGAGTTTTTTAGTTTAATACTAACTGGTATTGTTTTAAATACTGCGTTTAAGTGGTTACAAGATGAAAATAATAGAAAACTATTAGATGGTATTTTTTATTGGATAGGAAAAGCATTTGTTCCTGCGGTTGTTGCTATTCTTGGATATAAAGTCTTTAAGTGGGTAAGAAGACTTTTTAAAATTGGTAAATTTTTATACAAATTACCAGGAAGAATTGGTAAGTTATTTGGAATTAAGACTCCAGGTGGATCTCCTACACTTCCAAAAATTCCTTGGTGGCAAAAAAATCCCGCTTCCTTAAGTAGATCTAATGCTTCTTACTCTAAATTTATAGCAGGAACATCAAACATTGGAGATAGAACTAGATTATTAAAAAGAGGAATGATAGGTCCTCAACAAATGTTCACCAAAGGTGGTCCTGAAGCACTTACGGGAACAGCAAAAGCAGCACCAGCAGTAGGCACTGCAACCACTGCCGCCGGAAAACTTGGTGGAAAAGCACTTAAAGCAATACCTTTTCTAGGATCAGCTATTGCGATTATTGAAGGGATCGCTAGATTGAAAGATGGTGATATAATGGGAGCTATGCTGTCTTTTGGAACAGCAATCCCTGGAATCGGATGGGGATTTTTAGCTGCTGACATTGTTAGAGCAATAATGGGTGACGCCAAATTTGATTCTGCTTTAGGAGACGCCTTCAGCGGTCAAACTGGTTTAAGTGAGGAAGAAAAGAAAAAGAGAATGAAGGGATCCGCACTTAAAAACGCACTTCTTACACCATCAATACCAATGGGAATGGGTTTTTCAACAGGAGGAACTATTCCTGGAAAAGGATCTGGGTTTGTTGATAGTGTAAAGGCAATGCTTGCTCCCGGTGAAGAAGTGATTCGTACAACGTCTGCTATGTTGTTTAGACCACTCTTAAAAGACATTAATGATAATGCTGGAAGATTGTGGATTATATTCACTCAAGCAATCAGAAAATTACTTGCCGTTTCAGAATATCAGAAAGATGTGTCCAGAGAATTTTCTAAAGTTATAGAAGATTTTAATAAGTATCTTAAAGATGATATTTTAAAGAAAAAAACATCTAAAACAAAACCAGGTGGAGGTGGATTCCGAGTTTCACCCACAAAACCAAATACTCAATCAACAATTTCATCGGCACCAAAAATTGCGAATATCAATATGAATATATCTGCTGGTTCTGGTGGAATGACTTTCTTACCAATGGTTCTTCCAAAGCAATCATCGGCTCCGCCACAAATACCACAAATGCAGGGAAAAGCGACAGAAGTTCCTACTATATCACCCATCAATTTTGCCAATTATTGGATGGAAGTGACACCAGAACTTTATGGAATAGAATTATACGTATAAGATATGGAAAATCAAGTACAAAATCTAAAACTTAATGTCACCAACATTAAAAGTTATCTCATCAATTCAAATAAAGAATTAAAAAGTCTTAAAATTCAAAAAAAAAATTTATTTACAAGACTTGAGAAGCAAAAAGACATAAGAGTTAAAGAATCTAAATTAGAATCTAAAAATCTTGGAATTGGTGCTGGATTTTCCAGAATTATGGGTGCCGTGACAGCTCCTGCTAGAAGTATTTTTGATAAAATACTTGACTTTTTGGGACTAATTGTTCTTGGAATTCTAGTTCAAAAACTTCCTGCTATCATAGCAAAAATTGATGAATTTTTTAATAGTGATTTTATAAAAGCAATTGGAAATGTATTTAAAACAATTGGGTCTGGATTTAAAAAACTTGGAGAACTAATTGATCTTCTTACCCCACAAAAACAAAAAGAATTAGATAATGAATTGAAATTAATTGGAGATGAGGCAGATAGTGATTTAAAATTAGCAGATCAAGCAGACAGGGATATATTTGAATTAGAGAAAGAATTAAATAAAAGAGAAAATAATAAACAAACTCCTACACCAACGATGCCAATGGCACCGATGGCACCAGGATCAATGTATCCGGCACCAACTCCACAAGTGCCAACATCAACATCAAAACCACAAGATCCACAAAAGTTTTCAAAAGGTGGAACAGTTCAAACAACAAATGGTCAAAAATCACAACCTGCGTATGCGCCAAGAAAAAGTGGGCAATTAAAACAATCTGAGAGAGGAATGAGTGCTGGATTTGAAGACTTTTCTTTAGCAGTTGATAGTATTAACCAAACAGCTCAGCGAGATGAAAAAAATGTTATAGCACTCGCAGAGTTGTCAAAAAACTTTAGAGAATGGAGTTCTTTAAATCAACCTACAAGAACCAAAGGTCCTGGATTTGGTCCTCAAGATCAAAAAGATCTTCAAGCAACCCGCGATCAACAATATTCTGGAGAAACATATGCTTCAGGTGGTTATATTGGTGCAACTGGAGATACTGATGGAAATCAGACTGGACTGGATATGAATTTACCAGGGGGCATTGGAACACCAATTTACGCACCATTTGATCTAATTTATAGAAGTAAAGGAACAGATGGAATGCCATCTGTTGGACTACAAGGAACTGCCGATGTTTTAGGTCCTGCTGGAAGAGGTTTTGGATATTATGGTGCCTATTATTTTAGAAAAAATGATAAAGAATATGAAGTTTTAATGGGACATTTTAAAAATCTCCCCTATAAAGGTGCAAAAGATGGAGAAATTATTCCAAAAGGAACTTTACTGGGATATCAAGGAGCATCTGGAAGAACAATTGGATCTGGAAATAAACCATATCCTCACATATCATTACATGTGAATGGAGTTGGATTTAGGGCATCAAATAATCTTTTGGTTGATGTTGCAAATAAATTAATAAATTCTGGACCATCTACTGGAAAAATCAAACCAGCACAAGTTGTTCAACCACCAAAAGGAATTAAATTAGAATCTGTTTCACAAGATCCAATAAGCACAGGCGCTGGACAATTACTAAAAGCATTACAAAGACCTGGGGGCGGTGGAAATAGATTATTAAATAGATCAAGTAATAGTGGAAATCAATCAATGTTTATCTACGCGGTACAACCAGTAGAAACCTTTGTTCCCTTCCCATATCCAGTCCCCACACAACAAACAACAAGTTCATCACCACAAAAAACAAAAGTTCCACCAATATGGAGAGCATAAGATAAATGAATAAGGCAGCAGCAGCATCAGCATATGAAGTCTTTCAAATTGAAAAGAATGGAAAAATTATTGATATCACCGGCACCGATCCCTATGGTCCTAAAACGACAAGTTTTGATTATTATGAAAGTCTCCTATCTCCAAATGTAAGTGCTGTTCTATCAATAATGGATATTGGTGGATCATCCCAGTATGATTCAAAATATGATAAACAATCTAGAGATGGAACATTGAGTTCTGCGTTTTTGCTGTCTGGTGATATTAATGTTTCATTTAAAATTACATCTAAATCTGGATCAGATGTTTTAGATTTTACAAGAAATCCATTGATTTTTGATAAACAAATTAATCCAAGTCAAGAATCAAATCGTGAGGGAATTGTGATTGGTTTGGTCTCACAGGCAGCAAAAACAAATATGGAAAATAAAATCCAAAAAACTTATAGAGGTAAAATATCAGAAAATGTGAGAAAAATTTTAAGAGAAGAATTAAAAGTTATCAACAATAGAATTTTTGCTGATGAAACAAAAATTTCTTACGACTTTGAGGGTAAAAATAGAGATGCTTTTAGTATCATTTTGGGATTATGTCCAAGATCAAATCCCATTCAAGGAAATCCTGGATATTTTTTCTATGAAACTAGAGATGGTTTTAATTTCAGATCTATTGACAATTTGATATCTCAATCACCACCTGTGGGAGTAAGTGAATATTTTAGAACTGATGCTTTACAATCAAATTTAGATAATGATTTTAACGATTATAAAATTGTTAGAAAATTTGATATCAAAAAAGAGGATATTATAACTTCATTAAAATGTGGAATTTATAGATCTAGAAATTATTTCTTTAATCACAAAACACTAAAGTATGAAGAACTTGATTACTCATTAACAGGACTAGAGCAATCACTTGGAAAAAGTGTTGAAATTCCAAATGTAAATTCATATACAAGAACTTATTTTAATATAAAAGATATAGCATCTTTAAGTCCAGTTGTAGGTGGATCTGAAAATAATGATCCGAAAGAGTGGCAGGCAAAATCTCCAATGAGATATAATTCATTGTTCACTCAAATTATTGAAATTCAAGTTCCTTGCAATTTAAAGTTGAAAGCAGGAAACACAATTATTTGTAATTTTGAAACCATAACTCAATCTAAAAAAGTAGAAGGTGCGATTGATCCGGTAAATAGTGGTAAATATTTGATTTTAAATTTATGTCATCATTTTGATCCATTAAGATCTTTTACATCAATGACACTTGTTAGAGATTCATACGGACTTTATAAGAAATAATTATGGCAGCAAAACCTTACGGGAACATCAAATACGAAGAGATGTTCATTGGACAAATTCCACCAAATCAGGTACAGGATAAAATAGATTCCGATGGTTGGGGTGATAGAGTTAAAGTAAGAATTCCTAATTACCATAGTCCAGATACTCCAGATGATAAACTACCTTGGGCAATTGTGGAAAGACCTACATCTCAAGGAAATGCGAGTCGTGGATCTACAGGTCTTTGTGGAGGAGAATGGGTTCGTGGATATTTTATTGATGGAATTCCTGTAATTTGTACTGTCTTGTCTAGAGGAACTTATGAAAATAATGTTTCATTACAAGAAGCCAAAGAAAAAAAATCAACTGGATTTAAAAATATTACAAGGTATAATTCATTTTCACCTCACTCTGGACAGGTTATTGGTGGTGATAAACCAAAAGAATCAACACAACCAACTAAACAAGAATTTGAAAAGGCAAAAGAAATTCCAAAAGATCAAGAAGACCTTGCTTTTAATAGACAAAAAATTGACTGATAAATATCAAAACGAAGAGGTAAATTTATAATGTCACAAGATAAAATACAAGATTTTATTAATGAAAATAAAGGAAAACAAATTCCAGTAGAAGGTCCAAAACCTAACCAAAAATATATTGTAGAAATAACCGCAGATGGTAAATCTATAGTTAAAAATCTTACTACAGGTGCTGTAGGAAAACCGACACTTATTACATTAGAAACTATTGCTGAACTTCAACAAATCAGACTTGCAGAACCACCACTACAAGAATCTCCAGCAACACCAGAACCACGAAATCCTTTTTATACAAATAAAGGAACTAAACAACTTCGCAAAGATGTAGAAATTCTTACAGGTCTTCTTCAAAGTGATGCTGTTGAATTAGATAGTGTTGTTATATCTGCTGGTCCACCACAACAGACTTTATTGGATCGTATTGAAGAATCTGGAATTACTCAAAATTTATATAATGAGTTTCCGCAGTATACAGATTTAATTAGTTCTTATGCCGATAAAAGACAATCTTTACAAGATCTAGAAAAAATTCTTGAAAACTATTTAAAAGATGTTGAAAATGAGTGTGCTAAACAGTTAGAAACAACAACCTCTTGGTCTGGTGATGGAAAAAAATGTAAACAGGCTTATAATTATTCGGCATTAAGAGCACTAGAAGCAGATATTGAGAAGCAATTGAATGAACTTCCCGATCCTTGTGGAAAGAGCACTCTTGCTGGAATTAATAACGCACTACTAAACTTCTTTGATTTTCTTAAAGGAATTAAGAAATACTATAATCTCTATGTTCAGGGAACAATCAATAAAATTCAAAATCTAACTTCCATTATTGCCAGAACCGCTGACATCATAGCATCAATCTTAAAGTTGCTCATTCAAAGAGTTCGTAATTATATTTTAAATCTTTTAAGAAAATTAATTGAAAAAGTCATTGATCGTATCTTGACATCTTTATCAAAAAATCTTAAGAATGCCGTCATTAAAGCAATTGTTGATTCCATAATCTGTAAGTTTAATGAGATTATCAAAGGATTAAGAAATCTCGTCGTAGATTTTTTGTTTGCGATGATTGGAAATGTGATCAATGCTCCTATTTGTGCCGTGGAGCAATTTACCAATGCTTTAATTAATAATATCGCAGTTCAAACAGACAGAGCACTCGCACCAATTCTTGCTGGAATTAATGATGTTCTTGGTGGAGTCGCTAAAATTGCGGGTAATGTCTTTCAGGCAATTGACTTTATTCTTGGATTTGAATCTTTCTTGTGTGCTAAACCAAAGTGCCCTCAAATTAAGTCGTGGAAAGCATCTGCTGGAGCGGGACCAACTCCAGCGATGGAAGAATCATTCAATAATTTCTTACCAATTCCTAACGCAGATCAAATTGAAGATGCTGTATTAGGTAATGTGGATCAATTTATTGGAAATGCTCTTCCTGGCGTTTCAATTTTTGGTGATGAGAGACTTGAAGGAAACGTTCTTGCGAGTGGAACCCCACCTCCAGGAGTACAATGTTTCCCAGGTGCCTTCCGTTGTGGTCCACCTAACGTAGTGTTCTTTGGTGGTGGAGGAGTAGGAGCAGTCGGAAATGCTGTTGTAAATTCACTTGGTGAAGTTGTAGGTGTTGATCTAACTTATGGTGGTGCTGGATATACGGCTCCCCCATTTGTAACATTCCAAGATAATTGTGGAAATGGAAATTATGCTTCAGGATATACTGTAATCAATAACGTTGGAGAAGTCACTGAAGTTGTTATGATTAATAGTGGTTCTAGTTATCTAAATTATGTTTCGGGAACTACAGAGTTTGAAGAAATCCCACAAGAACTGATCGCACCTGTAGAAACCACAACGAGAGAATATGTGACTTGTTTAGATCGTATTGAAATCATAAGCACTGGGATTGGATATTTACCTACAGATAGTGTTTCTATTACACCAGATCTACCAGGACTACAAGTTAAAGTTCAAATTACAGAGGTTGGTCAGATTGTATCAATGGAAGTTTTAAACTCTGGATGTGGGTTTGCCGAGATCCCAGAGATCACAATAAATAGTGATACTGGATCTGGATTACAAGTTCGTCCTGTGATGAGATTTGTGAATCGGCAGCAATATCTTAATGAACAACCAGATTTTGATCCGTCCAGACTCATTAAAGTTATTGATTGTGTTACCAAGTAATGGCAAAAAAGAGATCACCGGAATATATTGTTACTGATAATGCTCACGGCACAATGTTCTTTGGTCCTGGTGGTCCCAAAGAAGCAGACGATGGCACCGAGTTTAGATTTTCAGTTGCTTCTAACTCAACGTTAAAGTATACGAATGACGGTGGCAAAACGGAGCACGTTCAAGGAAGGAATGTTATTACTTGTGGGCACAATCTAGCACAAGGAAGAGATAAGGCAGAAGAAGAAGATATCGCTTATGGTGTTTACTGTGAGAATGGAGACATTGTTTTCTCGGCACCTTCTGGAAATGTAAAGATACTTGCGAAAAACATTTATCTTGAATCTCGTGGTCCCGACACTGACAATGGTGCTTTTTTACTGAAAGCCAATGGTGGAATCACAATTGATAGTGGAGAACAACTGACTTTATCTGGAACCAAAGTCTGTGTCAGAGGAGAAGCAGAGGTCAATATTGTCACAGATCATTTTATCAATATGGTGGGTGAAATTATTCAAGGTGGATCACCATTCAGTCCACTACTAAATTCAATTCTACCATCAGTCATTACTGATTTATTAAACGGAGTCTCTGCGAGTTGTAAGTAATATGGCATTTACCTTTAGTGAATCTTTCAATCTCAATGTAACGCACCCTATCTTTGATACTGCGTTAGCCATTCCAAATGAAATTCGTGGTTTATTTCCAGGAACGGCATCCATTTATGCTGGATATTTTGGTACAGGATCTCTGTTTACATTAGGAACCACTGTCATTGGTGCTGGTCCAGCTCCAGATAAACCACTGACAATGAATACTCTTGGACTGAATTTACACGATGGAATCACGACACAACTTGGAGTTCACGCTACAGTTGGAGAAAATATTACAACTGGAATTGAATTAAGAAGTTCCGTTGTATCCAATTCTCTAACTGCCAAAGAAAGTTCTCTTGTTGGAAAAGAAACAAACATCGTTGGAAAAAATGTCAATATTGGTGGCAAGGACATCTATATTGGGGGACCAACAATCACGATTACAGCTTTTGGTGGATCCATCTCTGGAGTAGATATTTCTGGTTGTACTGGAAAGAAAGCATTTGATATTCAACATCCATCTAAAGAAAATCATAGATTAAGATATATTTGTTTAGAGGGACCAGGTGCTGATGTCTTTGTCCGTGGAAAATTAAAAGGTTCAACAGTAATTGAATTACCAGATTATTGGAAAGATCTCGTTGATGAAGAATCTATTACTGTCAACCTGACTCCAATCGGACAGTATCAAGAATTATATGTGGAAAAAATTGTTTCTGGAAATAAAATACATATAAAGAATAATTCTGGAATACCAGTAAATTGTTACTATACAGTTTATGGAGAGAGAAAAGATACAACCAAAAATATTTCAGAATATCCTGGAACTTCTCCACTAGATTATCCAGGAAATAATGATGAATATGTAATTAATGGGAGAGCATAAGCAATGGCAACTGGAGCACCAAAGGCAGCGATTGGATATTTACAGGAAGATTTAGATTCCTTGAATGAATATGACACGAATCAAGTCAACGAAACTCCCACAGAGTCTCTGACATACAAGGATATAACTCAAAATTCTGATGGGACTTGGAATCAGAATGATAATATCGTTGAAAACCCAGTTAAACTTCCCACGACAATAAAGCAAAACGAATATCAAAAACTTGAAAATAAAATAGAAAGTCTACAAGAGAGTGCTGGGATTTTAGATCAAAAAATTCTAGATCTAAACAATCAGATTAATTTTAAGAAATCCCAGATCGTAAGTTTAGTGTCTTCTGCTGTTGGTCTTGGATGTTCCGTTGGACTGACTACTACCAGTTCTGCCGCTTTGATTGTAAATAGTGTTCAGATTGGTTTTGGAAGCACCGTCTATCAGGATCAGGCAAAGAACAAGGTTTATAGTGGACTTACAGACTACACTGCCAGAAATCCATTTACATCAGACTCTACAGTTACACTTTCGGCATCAAATCTTGGAAGTGGATATCAATCTGTAACATCAAATAACGATGGGACAAATGTAGGGATTTATAGAACGGTATTTACAGTAGGTCATCCAGCACCAGTTACTGCCACTTGTGTAGGATTTGCCAATTCTATTACTACTATTGCCGCTGAATTAACATCGTTAAGATCTCAAAGGGATTCATATCTTACAAATGTTAATCTCGTAAAAGATGGAAAGTTGGATGAGGAAATTATCTTGTGGGGCAACAAGTCTGCTGACGGTCGGATAGGCACCTTGAAGACAAATACACAATCCTTAATGAATTCTATCAATTCCGTACCCGAGTTCCAGTGACCCCTTGACGCCAGGCGCCAGATGCCCTATAATATGTGGGTAATCAACACAAGACCAAATGCCTGCCAACACCGAAGAGTTTCTGTCCCGCTGTGTCGTGGATACTCTGGCACGTAAATTCTACCTTTACTCTAGTGAAGGTGACGAGCGAATCGTAGAATGTGAGACTGTTGATCAGTTTATGAGTGTCCTGGAAGTAGTTCGCACTCAAGTAAGCGAAGATTGTCTTGCCTACGCTAACCCTCTTTGAAAAATGGAAGTTTTCACTGTGGAAGAGTTTCAAGAAAGATTTGATGAACTTATGAGTCGTGTAGAGAACGGCGAGCACATAGGAATCGTTAATGAGGACGGGCAGGCAGCAGTGATGATGCCCGTTGATGACGAACTCATACGAATACACACCGAGTTAAACAACGAGGCATCATAAACGCACGGGGGCATAGTTCAACGGTTAGAACAGCAAGCTTATACCTTGTATTAGCGGCAGATTACCGCGAGGTCCTGGTTCGAATCCAGGTGTCCCTATAACTCTAAACTACATTAGAGTATAAATAAAAGTGTAGAGTGGTCTAACTTCTATGATAGGAACTTGTAAGAAATGTGAGAAAACTTTTAAGTATTCTCCATCCCAATCAAATGGCATCTATTGCTCTAATAAATGTCAGCAAGAATACCTTTACGAACAAAATATTACGGATTGGTTGTCCAAAAAAATAACTGGAAAAGTTAGAGATGGAAGACCAAGTGATTTTGTTAGGAGGTATATGCTTGAAGAAGCAGGACATAAATGTTCTGAATGTGGTTGGGGAAAGGCAAATCCAGTAAATGGTATTATCTACCTTGAAATAGACCACATAGATGGTTCAAGGGAAAATGGATATAAAGAAAACTTACGAGTTTTATGTCCAAACTGTCATACTTTGACTGATACTTATAAAACTTTAAACAAAAAAGTTGGTTATCACAAACAAAGGACACAGTTAAATGAATAAAACCATTCGCTGTTTGCGAATAGCGAATGCTCAATTAGCTATCTGGTGAAAGCACCCGACTCATAATCGGATACAGGCGAGTTCGATCCTCGCATTGAGCATTGACTATTATGGTATAATAGTCTTATACACGGGGCGGTGACGTAACTGGTAGCCGTATCAGACTTAAAATCTGCTGGGAGTATTCCCGTGCGGGTTCGATTCCCGCTCGCCCTATTAAAAATAAATAAGATATATGGGAAAACCCCTATGTCTTATCGTATAGATCACGCATATTGCTGGTACAATGATGGCAGTATGATTGTGAAAATGTATTTCATCAATCACGTTCCTTTCACATTTGACGAACTTCCTGACGGTCATTTATACGATCAAGATCTTTGTAGAGCAGCAGATAAGAATCGTACATTTGAACCAGAAGACTTATATAGAAGTTCTTTTTATCTTATAGATGAGGAGGTACATCCTTGCTTCTTCCCAGTTGAGTTAGAGAATCCTGAAGATATGCCAGACGATGTGATTGAGTATGATGAGGAAGATTTAATGGGATAAATACTAGTGCTTAATCGTGGTTGTTTAAGCTGGAGAGGGTCTTTATGACCCTTTTCTTGTATAAATAAATATAACCACGATTAAAGCAGATGGAATATTATACTTACGCTTATTTGCGTGAAGATGGAACACCTTACTATATTGGTAAAGGTAAAGCGGGAAGAATTACTAATAATTTACATAGAATTGCTGTTCCTAAAGAAACAGAAAGAATAATTTATTTGAAGAAAAATCTTACTGACGAAGAAGCAAGAAAACACGAGATTTATATGATTGCTATATTGGGTAGAAAAGATTTGGGAACAGGTATTTTGAGAAATATGACTGACGGTGGAGAAGGATGTGCTGGTCGCCGTTTAAGTGATGAAACTAAAAAGAAGTTAAGCGATGCTCACAAAGGTAGAAAGAAAAGTATAGAGCATAGAAAAGCATTGAGTGAAGCAAAACTGGGGAAAAAGATTACTGAAGATCATAGAAAAAATATGAGTGCTTCATTAAAAGGTGAGAAAAATCCTGCTTATGGAAAAAAGTGGTGGAACAATGGAGTAGAAAATAAACTTTGTAAGGAGTGTCCAGGTGAGAATTATGTATTAGGATTTTTAAATAAGCACTGGATTAAATGAATAAATATATCACAAAGACGAAATTTAAAGGAGTAATATTGCCGTGCCTTTGAACAAATTGGAAAATTTTATTAAGAACACAGAAGGGCGTATATTATATGTAAATCCTAATGATATTGACGCAACTGATAGCATAACAAATCAGGGTAACTCACTGACTCAACCGTTCAAAACGATTCAGAGAGCACTCCTTGAGTCAGCAAGATTTTCATACTTAAGGGGCAGCAATAACGATATTGTAGAAAAGACAACAATTCTTCTGTTTCCTGGTGAGCACGTCGTTGATAACCGCCCAGGATTTGCAATTAAAGATGTAAGCGGAACTGCGACTGCTGTATCACCATCAGGAGCAGAGACGGCAGCACAAGATACTCTGTCTCTTACATTATCTTCAAACTTTGATCTCACACAGAACGATAATATTCTTTATAAGTTCAACAGTATTAATGGTGGTGTTGTTGTTCCCAGAGGTACTTCAATCGTTGGTCTGGACTTAAGAAAGACCAAGATTCGTCCAAAATATGTTCCAAACCCAACTGACCCAAGTGTAGCAAAGTCGGCAATCTTTAGAATCACCGGTGCTTGCTACTTCTGGCAGTTTTCTATCTTTGATGGTGATGAGTCTGGACTGGTTTACACTGATGATGCAGACTTTTCAACAAATAATCAGTCAGTTCCGAACTTCTCTCACCACAAACTGACTTGCTTTGAATATGCCGATGGTGTCAATATCCCACAAGGATATACGATCACTGACCTTGATATGTTCTATAGCAAACTATCAAACGCATTTAATGTTGCGTCTGGTAGAAATATAGATCAAAAGTATCCAAGTGAGTCTCTAGGATTTGCCAAGCAAAGACCAGAATGGGAAATTGTTGGTGCTTTTGCTCCCGATCCAGTCAACATTTCAAGCATTATTTCTGGAGATGGGTCAACTCCAAGTGCTGTCATCACTGTCACAACAAGTTCTGCTCACGGATTGACCGCTGGAACTCCAATTAAAATCAATGGAATCAGCACACTAGATTATAACATCTCAACGAAAGTTCAGAATGTCATCAGTGCGACTCAATTCACTTATCTTCTTCCTTTTGTAAGAGATAATCTTCCTGCTTCTCCTGGAGTTGCTTCTGGAACAGTCACCATTGAAACTGATACTGTTTCTGGTGCTTCTCCATATGTTTTCAACGTTTCATTGCGTACCGTATGGGGTATGAATGGAATGCACGCCGATGGTAGCAAAGCATCGGGATTCCGTTCAATGGTCGTCGCACAGTTTACCGCTGTGTCTCTACAAAAAGACGATCGTTCCTTTGTCAAATATAATCAGTCTTCCAGACTTTATGAAGGCATCACAGTTGCTCTTGCCAAAGGTGCTGCTCTTACCACACAAGCATCTTCTCTAGACCCAGCAACTGTCTATCACCTAGACGCTGACGCAATCTATCGTCACGGTTGGGAAACGAGTCACATCAAAATTAGTAATGATGCTTTCGTTCAGATCGTTTCGGTTTTTGCGATTGGATTTAACAAGCACTTTGACGCACAATCTGGTGGTGACGGATCAATCACCAACTCCAACTCAAACTTTGGTCAAATTTCACTCGCAGCAGATGGATTCAAGAAAGAAGCATTTGCCAAAGATAATAATGCCTATGTGACTTCCATCATCACACCAAAGGCAAACCTAGAAAGTGAAGTTAATATTGACTGGATTTCTCTGGACGTAGGACTGACAACTTCTGTTGGTATCTCAAGTCACCTGTATTTGTTTGGATACAATGACCAAGACGATCAACCACCAATCATCATTCAGGGTTATCGTATTGGTGCGAGACAGAATGATAAACTTTATGTTCAGATTGGATCTGGAACAAGTGAAGCATCCATTTGTATGCTTGACAATGTTCTTGGATCTGGAATC